TCAGACTCCCAGCCCCCCTTTCAGCGGATTCAGTGCGATAGCGTTCTGGAGATAATCCGGTGCCAGATGCGCATACGCCATCGTCTGCTGAATGCTGGCATGGCCAAGTATCTGCTGAAGCGCAATGATATTCCCGCCGTTCATCATAAAGTGGCTGGCGAACGTGTGTCGCAGAATGTGGGTGGCCTGACCGCGTGGCAGGTCTGGCTTGACCTTCCGCAGCTTCCGGCAGAAGTTTTCATAGTCCACCCGGAACAGCCCCGCGCTGGCGTTGGCCATAATTTCGTCTTCCAGTTCGGAAGAGATGGGAACCACGCGCTTTTTGCCGTTCTTCGTTTCCAGGAATACGACACGGCCGTGCATAATCTGCGATTCCGTCAGCGTACTGACCTCTCCCCAGCGTCCGCCTGTGCTGAGGCACAGCAGGGCAACCAGTCGGTAATCGCCCGTCAGCGTGTCCAGCAGGCGGCTAATTTCCGGTTTTGTGAGAAAGGTCATGCCGGGATTTTTCTCTTTCAGGGGAGGCAGACCACGCAGCGGGTTTTCCCCCTCAAACTCATCCAGCTTGATCAGTGCGCTGAACATGCCGGACAGCCGGTAAATATCGCGGTTGACCGTGGATGCGCTTATTCCCTGCGCCAGCCTGCGGCTGCGGTGGACTATCAGCATTCGTTTGTTAACCTCGCCTACCTGCGGATTATCCAGCGCGGTAATGGTTTTGATGAGATGCCTGTTTTCAATCTCGCCATTCTTCTGCGTCTGGCCGTGGTAGAGCCACCACAATTCTCTGATATCGTCCAGCGTGCGCCTGTCAATCTGTGCTGCCGGATCCCATTCCTTGCGCTGAAACTTACCCAGCATGTAGCGTTCATACGCAACAGCATCAGCCCTTCTGTTAAATATTTTGCGGATCCGCTTACTGGTGCGTCCGCCCGCTCTTGTGTCCAGTTCATAACGTCCATCATCGAGCTTCTTAATCGCCATAGCGAAGCCCTCCGATGTAGCTTCCGGCCTGCGACCACAGGCAGTCAGCAAATTCAAAATACAGGTCTAACCAATTTTCAGCTTTTAACGGTGTGATTTTGCTGTTTTGTGGGTTAAATCCGGAATATCCTCCGGTTGCTCTGACCCATCAAGAGAGAGAGCCGGGGATATTTGACCTACCTCCGGCATGGTTTCGTCCGTTGAAAGCCAGTAAGCGTATTTTTTGAATCTTGGGTTTTTGGTTATCTTCATAAGAGCGCCTTCTGTTACTTGGAAACCCTTTGTTTCGTAGTTCGTTAGCGTTCCATAAGGTAAGCCAACTGCATCAGCAAACTCTTGGCGGGTCATTCCCTCAGCCTTGCGGATTAAACGAAACTTCTCACCCATACTTGACATATGTGCCATGTAAGGAATATCCTCCATTTTGTAATGTGTCACATGTGGAATGTTCCAGAGTGTTCTAGAACGGTCTGCAAAGGTTTGCAAAACGGAGGATAACACATGAACCTTGATGATTTGCTTATCAAGTACCCGCTCGAAGGGGTGACAACTGAGAAGTTCGCGGAGCTGTTGGGTAAGTCTAAAAATGCCGTGGATATGATGGTTAAAGCGGACAAAATTCCTTTTATTGAAATTCAGGATCCGGAGAAGCCTGGAGCGCGTACGGAGAAACTGATTTGTATTGAGGAATTTAATAAAGGCATCCGGCTTGCATTTGCAAAAAAACCAAAAGCACAACGCGATGCGTGGCTAATGTGGTTAGGGCTTTAATTATGAAGACTAAATACGCGACCCTGATTCGTAGCCTTTTGCAGAATTACCACGCACAGGCAAACGCGATTGAAAAAGAAACGTTCTCTGTCCATAGCGATGGTATCCAGTTAATGGAATTGAATATCCAGCTTGCGAAATGTCTTGAGGGAATTACTTCTACTGCCCGTTTTAATAACGACAGTGATGATTTTGAAGAGTTGCACAAGATTACGCTTATGGTGTTTGGTGGAAATATACCAACTGAAAATAACATTTCCGGCCTTATGTCGCTTGCTACCACAGCGTTAAAAAGTAATAACTCGCATCTAAAATCTGTTGCAGCTTCCCAACGTTAAGGAGCCGATATGAAACATTTAATGATTGACCTTGAAACAATGGATAATAAACCGACTTCTGCGATTGCTTCTATCGGTGCTGTGTTCTTTGACCCTGAAACTGGCGAAATGGGTGAGCAGTTTTATCAGCGCGTTAGCCTGGGCAGCTGTGTAGGCCACGGTCTCACTATGGGTTCAGAAACCGTATCATGGTGGATGCGTCAGGATGCCGAAGCGCGTAGCGAGCTGCTTAATGATGATTGCCTGGACTTGCCTCTGGCTTTAGCGAATCTGGAATCCTTTATTACTGAGCATTCTGACCCATCTAAAGTGCAGGTGTGGGGGAATGGTGCGGCGTTCGACAATGTTATTTTACGTAATGCATCAGATAAATGCGGGTTTGCCGATCCACTTTGGTACTACTGGAATGACCGTGATGTAAGAACGGTTGTTGAACTGTCAAAAACACTTGGGCTGAATGTTCGTAATATTATTAAGTTTGATGGTGTTAAACATCACGCTTTATATGATGCCATTCATCAGGCTAAAGTTGTTTCTTATGTCTGGATGTATCTTGTAAAAATAGCCAGTGTGAAATGACGATGCTTACAGTGACCTCTCATGCAAGTGAAAGTGTCATAGTAAAGGCATTTTCTGTGCTGACGGAATATTACAGCGGCAAAAAAGTATATCAGGTTATAAAACCGCATCATTATTTCTCTGTTCATGTTTCTTATCGCTGGCGATTACTGAGTAAGGATAAGGGCAGAAGCTGGGAACTAATGACACATGAGCGATATAACAAGCAGTACAGAATATAGTTTTTGCCTTTTACCCATTATTTCACATCTGGATTATTTATGAACGAAACGATACAACAGGACGTTGTGCGCCGTCTTGTTCGGGATTTTGAATTTAAAGAGCGGGATAAGTATTTGCAGCAGGGCGTTTGCCCTGCCTGTCGTAAGCGCGAATTATTTACCAGCATAGAAAAGCCCTGGATTCTGAAATGTGGCCGTGAAAATAACTGCGCACATCAGATCGTCGTCAAAGAGCTGTATCCGGATATCTTTGAAGACTGGTCAAAACGGTACCAGGCCACAGAAGATAACCCTCATGCGGTAGCTGAGGCATATCTGCGCGAGGCAAGAGGGCTGGAGACTGATCCATTAAAAGGCTGTTTTACCCAGGGCACATTCGTGAAGGATGGCATGGGCTCGGCAACGGTCAGATTTTCGCTGTCATGCGGTGCAACATGGGAGCGCATCATTGACCAGCCGCAGCGCTTTGGTAAGCAGAAAGCGAACATCAGAGGCAGCTATGTTGGTCACTGGTGGGTTCCGCCTTCTGTGAACCTGCTGGAAGTGAATGAAATCTGGATCACTGAGGGAATCTTCAACGCACTGAGTCTGTGCCAGGCAGGGTTACCTGCAGTTGCCACACTGAGCAGTAATAACTATCCGCTGGCCGCACTGGATACGCTGGCCAAAGAACTGGGTGAAAAACCACGTCCACGTCTTGTATGGGCGTTTGACGGCGATAAAGCCGGCACAAAGCACACGCTGGCGTTCGCTGCCCGTAGTGATGCTGCAGGATGGAAAACCCGTGCCGCGCAGCCGGTGAAATCATCGGCATCGCTGGACTGGAATGACCTGTTGTTACGTAACCGGTTCAGTAAGTCGGACATTAAAAATTATCGCTACTATGGCGATCTCCTTCTGGCAAAAAGCCCGACTGAGAAAGCCCTTCTTATGCATCAGCACAATGAATGGCACTCGTTTTATTTCGAACATGGTTCCCGCATGTACTGGTTTGAGCTGGATCTGGACAGGTACATGCGAGCCTATGAGCGCATCACCAATACCGGTACCGAAGTGGTGATGGAGTGGGAGGCAAAAGAACGGGCGGTTAAAGAGTCAGGCGGTGTGACCGAAATTGCCAACTGCTGGCTGACGCCGCTTTATTTCCAGCGGTCTGAACCTACAGACGAGTCCTGGTATTACGTGAAGGTCAGTATGCCGAACCGGCCAGCCGTGAAAGATACTTTTACGGCTAATCAGCTCACCAGTTCCGCCGAGTTCAAAAAGCGTCTTCTGCATATCGCCAAGGGGGCGGTGTATACCGGCAGTACCAAACAGCTGGATAAGTTCATCCAGATGCGTCTGCCTGAAATCAAAGAAGTTAAGACGCAGAATTTCATTGGTTACAACAAAGATTATGCCGCCTGGCTGTTTAACCGTGTGGCCGTGTGTGATGGCCGGCTGTATGAGATGAACGACGAGGATTATTTCGAAATCAACAGCGCCAGCGTTAAGAGCCTGAGCCTCACGCCGGCGCTGGATCTGAATCCGAAGCTGAACGAATTCACCACGGGCTGGGTTGACGATATCTGGACAGCGTTTGGTGAAAAAGGGTATGTGGCGCTGGCGTTCTGGCTGGGGTCGCTGTTCGCTGAGCAAATCCGGGAGCGTGACAAGTCATTTCCGTTTCTGGAAATCGTGGGCGAGCCGGGGACAGGTAAATCCACGCTGATAGAATTTCTCTGGAAGCTCGCCGGCCGTGAGGAATACGAAGGGTTTGATCCTTCTAAATCAACAGCCGCAGCGCGTGGACGCAACTTTGCCCAGGTTGGCAACCTTCCGGTTGTGCTGATTGAGGGCGACCGCACCACGGATAACGCTAAACAACGCGCTTTTGACTGGGACGAGCTGAAATCACTGTATAACGGTCGTGCCTCCCGTGCCGTGGGTATCAAATCGAACAATAACGAGACGTATGAGCCGCCATTCAGGGGAAGCATTGTGATAGCGCAAAATGCCGACACAGACGGCAGCAAGGCGTTTCTGGAGCGTATCATCCACATCTATACCGACAAGCGCGGCCAGTCCATTCAGACCCGCTACGCCGCCGAACGGCTTGAACAGATACCCGTTAGTCAGGTATCCGGGTTCACACTGCTGGCCACCATGCGTGAAAAAGAAATCATGAAGGTGTTCGGTCAGGGCTACGAACGCGCCCGTAGTGAGCTGGAGTCCAATACCAACATTCGTCATATTCGTATCGCCAAAAATCACGCGCAACTGGTTGGTTTGCTGGAAGCGCTGGCGCTGGTTGTGCCGGTACCGGTGGAACGTATTGAGAAGACCCGCGAGGCCATCACCGCGCTGGCTGTGGAACGTTGCCAGGCACTTAAAAAGGATCACCCTCTGGTACAGGAGTTCTGGGAGCTGTTTGATTATCTTGACGAGCTGGCACCGCACGGCATTAACCATTCATCGGATGAAGGGGAAATTGCGGTCAACTTTAACCATCTGGAGGAAGTCGCCGCCGCCCACCGGCAGCGTATTCCGTTTACGCTAACCGAGATTAAAAAGCTGCTTAAAAACGGCAATGAGCGCCGTTTTATCGACACAAAAACCACGCGCAGTGCGGTGAGTGAACGTCATAACCGTGGCAAAGGTGAAATGCAAAGAATGCCGGACACTTTCCGGTGCTGGATTTTCCGCAGGGGGAATTAATTATGTCAGAGCAAAATTACGAACAAAGGTCATTAAAACTGCTGGGGGTAACTGCCAGAATGCAAACACTGATGATTAACCAGAACATTACTCCGCTTGAACTGGTTAACTGCGCCAACGCAGCCCGCGCAATGTATCTGACGGCTACCAGCAACAAAAAGTATGAGTTAACAGGTTTGTTTTATTGTGATTTTTGCAACCGGGATAGTAGTGAAAAAGGAATGCTGCTTGTTGCGGGACTGCGTAATACTCACATTTGCTCTGAATGTGTTGATATTTGCCGTGAAACTCTCGATAAAAAAAGGCCATGCGGGGAATGAATCCCCGCAAGTTTATTCAGGCCGCAAGACCAGCTTTAAGCAGATCCAGCGTCATTTGCTTCTGTTCAGGCGAGAAGGAATTGAGGATCGTCTGCACCATTAAGTCCCCGGTCTTAGCGCTGGGGCTTAACGTGTGCGAGAACGTCAGGTTAAGCACGAAGGTGTGACCACACTCCACGTCAGAACAGGCGCAGTAAATATCTGAAATATGCGGGTGCTTGGGATTCGTCTTTTTGATGATCGCCTTCGCCCCACACTCCGGACATTTAACTTTTAGTACCCGCATATTCCGCGCTCCATGACCCTGAGAACGCCTATATTTTAGCCTTTTTGACGGCATTAATCACCTTCCAGCTCACTGTCTTTCAGGAAATTAAGGTACAGGTGCGGCGGTACATCACTTTCCTGTCCCACTGCGGCGGTAAACATGCGCTGAATGGGTAAAATCTCTGCTTTGCGGTAGGTTTTGGCCGCTTTCTCAACATCTCCCATTACTGCGCCGTTCGTCGGGATAATCCCCGCCAGTCCTGCCGGGAAGCGATGCGCGGTCAGCACGTCCTGGGCGCTGATGCTCTTGATGTTCTGAAACTCATCTTTGGCGCTGATATCGCCAATCGGGATAAATTTGATACCATCCGGATCGCCTTTGGGAATGTTCACGAACATGGTGCTGAAGTTTCCGATCCCCTTCGACTGTTCCAGCTTGCTGATAATCTCTTCTTCCACCTCGTCGGTCATGTTCGGATCATTAGAATAGATAATGCCCCCGGTGTGAGCGCCGTTGTGGTAGTAACGGCGGCGGAAGATTGTTGCCTCACCGTTCAGCAGTGCGGAGTGAATGCCGCTGATGTAATCCGGCAGGCCATAGATCGCCTGCTGTGGGTCATACTGCTTCAGAAAAATGATATCTTCAGGTGGGTAAATCATCGGTTCAGCCTGTTGCAGCACGACGAACTCTCCCGTTTTACGCTGGCGGGTATACAGCGCCGGCAGCGGGTACAGCGCCACCACATCCCCCCATCCGTTACGCACTTTCAGAATGGCCACATCACCGAACGTCAGCCAGTCGAATACCGCCGCACCCAGCTGTTCATGCGTCAGCCCGCCATTTTCGTAGTTGGCCGTCACCATATTGCGGCGGGCATACAGTACACCGCCATGCTGTGCATTGAGGTTAACCAGCTGCGCCAGTGCCAGCCGGTCAATCGGCAGCGTCCAGTGCTCCGCCTCGTTGTCGTACCACACATCGGTATAGTTGGTACCAGTGGTCAGAATGGGTTCCGGTTTACCCAGGCTGATAAGGCTCATATGGCGCGGTTTTGGGGCGCTGCGGCGTTCCCTGAATTTGCGTTTCTTCATGCTGCTTTCCCTAAGTTTCCCCAGCGGGATTTGCGCTGGTTTCCGTAATTGAGTGGTTCATTGTCGATGGCGTGGGCGATAGCCCAGAAACTGTCTGCGTGTCCTGTTTCTGCTGTGCGATCGGCGACGAATGTCATCGCGTTGCCGCTGGCCGTGGACGTGCGGCGGATGGTCATAAAGCTGGCGGCGATTTCGGTCTTCTCCTTATCCCATTCCACGCGGCCGTCTTCGATTACGTCAATCATCTTCATCACCAGACGATTTTTGGTCTCGACGCCGTAGCGGATCGCGACCGCCTGACGCATGGCAAAGTGCTGAACATCTTCAAAGACACCGCTTCCAAGCCCGGTGATATCAATGCCGATGTAGGTCATGTTGTACTGGCCAAACAGCTTTTTGATTTGTGCCGCCTGCCACTTCCAGTTCATCCCCTGCCAGTGGAAGACACGCAGCACGCGAAATTTTTCGCCGGCCAGTACGGGAGGCGCGACTATCACAAAGGTGGACGTGTCGCCGCTGCGTGCCGGGTCATAGCCCGCCCACACTTCGCGGTTGCCGAACGGTCGGGGCAAGTTTTCGTCATGGTCTTCCCATGTGGCAGGATCCACACAGCAGCGTTCAACATGGGAAAACGAAAATACGCTGTCTTTACTGTCCACAAACACGCACATATAGAGCATGTTGAACGTGTCGCGGTTGTAGCGGTTGCGTAGCTTCTCGATGCTGGCCAGGTTGTAGCCACCCGCGATAGCGTCTTCCATCGTAATGATGTAACGCCACTGGCCGTCAGGACAAAGCCGCCCACCGTCGCGCAGCTCTTTATCGGTCGGGAATACTGTTCGTGCGCGCTTTTTGTCGCCGCGCTTCCATTCCTCGCCTGTCCAGAACGGGTACGCCTGGTGGGTCTTGCTGCTTGGCGTGGAAAAGTAGGTGGTGCGCCATTTATCAATCGTGGCCATTGCGCTGGCCACTTCATTCAGTTTGGCGAAGTTCGGAACCCAGAAATATTCATCACAGTACAGATGGCCGTTATAGGACTGTGCGGTATTTTTGTTGGTGGACAGGAAGCGCAGCTCCGCGCCGTTGGACAGACGGATGGGGTTGCCGGTGAGTTCCACGCCAAAATACTGCTCTGCGATGTTGACGATGTAGCTGCGAAAGACTTCCGCCTGGGCTTTGGATGCAGAGAGAAAAATTTGCGGATCGCCTGTCATAACCGCACTTTCAAAGGCTTCTATCGAAAAATACCAGGTAGCGCCAATCTGGCGGCTTTTGAGTATATTTCTGACCTGCTGGCCAAGATTGGCTCGCAGATGTTTTTGATAGCCGAAGAAATGCTCTGCGGCGAATGCGTCAAAATCCTCCTGAGTAAGTTTGCTGATATCGTTCTTTTTGTATTTTCCGCGTTTACCCGATTTATCCCCATCACCAGACTGGCGCGGTGCAGCTCCATCTTCGCCGCCACGGTGTTTAATTTCGGCCAGCTTTTCCTGATGCTTATTATGCTGCGCACGGAGTTTCACCAGATGGGCTACGAGGCTGTCCAGCTCGCGTAGCTCCAGCTCTGATTTTCCCTCTCGCAGCGTCAGCGACTGCACGCGGCGATTCAGCGCGTCTTCCGTGGATTCATGACTGAGCAGTTCCGCCCAGCAATATTTCTCCGCCCAGTAATAAACAATTCGCCGGTTGGGTAAGTTAAGTTCGCTGGCAATTTCCTGCGGTGTATAGCGCTTCAGGTATAGCGCCCTTGCCACTCCTTTTAGTTCTTCACTGTATTTTGCCATTGGCTTCCTTGCCATAATTCATCTGTTTATTAATAAGCGAATTATTCAGCAATTCAGCCGCGATTTTTGAAAATTAATTCTGCTGAGTTCGGTTATTGCTTATATCCGAATTTCACCGAAATAATTGGAATGCGTGGGTGTATTTTATTGGTGATACTGAGCCTCGCAGAATGAACGGAGGCAATATGTCAGGTTCACAACTGGCAACAAACTGGATTTGTATCGCCACTGCGGGTGAAACGGTCGATAAAAGAACCATTGAAGAACAATGGTTACTTGATGCCGCTGAATTATATGACCCCAATTTATATACCGCGCTGTTATGGCCGGAACATACCCGCAATTTCGGGAATATGGGGGAAGTGCTGGAAGTAAAAGCCGAGCGGGATGATGAAGGTATTCTTCGTTTATACGCCCGACTCTGTCCGGCTATAGCGTTGCTTCAGGCGAATGCGAAGGGGCAGCTTTTATTTTTATCACCGGAGTTTACACCGGACGGGAATTTCAGAAATACCGGGAAAACCTATCTTGAGGGGCTGGCCATTACTGACAGTCCGGCCGGGGTAAGCACCACACGGCTACGTTTCAGCCGCACCAGGGGAAAACGCATCGGACCATACAAGCCGCTGGCGTTTGATGAAGTCAGGGAATTTAAAAAGGAAAAGGGAATGTCAAAGACAGCGAAAAAGGGCTGGCGCCATTTTTTCAGTATCGAAGAACCGGAGCAGACCCCGGAGCAGGAACCTTCACAGTCTGATGCCTTACAGGCGCTGGCTGAAGCGCTGGATGCCATTGATAAGCGCGTATCTGCTATTGAAACCCGTCTGGGTGAGGCGGAAGAAGCGGTATCTGATGTGCAGGACGATGTGGACACCGTGAAGGAAGTGGTGGACACCGAAGATTTTGCGCGTCTGGTGGGGAACCTGCCGGAGCTGGTGAAGAACTTCAGCAAGCTGAATAACAAAGTTACCCAGTTGCCGGACAAGAAATTCAGCAAGGGCAAAAAAGGCTTCAATTTCCTGTAAGGGATAACACTACTTTTCTTTAAGGAAAAAGAATATGCAATTAAATGCGAAAGCCCGTGAGTTCCTGCTTCAGTATCACACCGGGCTGCGTGAATCCTACGGGGCGACCGACAGCGAACGCTGGTTTGCACTCACCGACCCCAAAGAAACCCAGCTGCGCAATGCGCTGATGGAGCAGTCTGATTTCCTGAATCTGATCACCGTTGCCGATGTCGATCAGCTGCAGGGGCAGGTGGTTCCTGTTGGCAGCTCTGGCCTGTATACCGGGCGTGTGCTGGATGGCCGCTTCCGTAAGAAAGTGGGCGTGAGTGGTAATGATTACAGTCTGGTCGAGACCGACTCATGCGCCGCACTCACCTGGCAGTTGCTTTCTGTCTGGGCGAACGCCGGCGATGAAAACGAGTTTTTCCAGCGTGTTCAGGAGTTCACTAATCAGGCGTTTGCGCTGGATATGCTGCGTATCGGCTTTAACGGTACCAAAGTAGCCGAAACCACGAACGCGGAAACCAACCCGAACGGCGAGGATGTGAACAAGGGCTGGCATCAGATCGTCAAAGAGTGGAAGGACGGCCAGCAGATCATCACTGATGGGGTGGTGCTTGACGGTGACGGGAAAGGCGATTACGTGTCGCTGGATGCAATGGCTTCCGATCTCATCAATACCAAAATCCCGGCACAGTTCCGTAATGACCCGCGTCTGGTGGTTCTGGTCGGCGCTGATCTGGTCGCGGCGGAGTCGTTCCGTCTGTATCAGAAAGCAGACAAACCCACGGAGAAGATCGCTGCGCAATTACTGTCTGACAGCATCGCCGGTCGCACGGCTTACGTACCGCCGTTTATGCCGGGCAAACGCATGATTGTTACGACACTGCCAAACCTGCACATCTACACCCAGCGCGGCACGCGCCAGCGCAAGGCGGAGTTTGTGGAAGACCGCAAGCAGTATGAAAACAAATACCTGCGTAACGAAGGTTATGCGGTTGAGTATCCGGAACTGTACGCCGCATTTGATGAAAGTGCGGTAACTATCGGGGCACCGGTCGCGCCTCCGGCAGGGGAGTAAGGGGGATTTAATGCAACTGTCACCGGCACAGCGCCACAGCGCACGAATTGAAGCGGAGCGGTTACTGCGACAGCAGCAGTCTCTGGACACGGAAACCAGCCTGCATATTCAGATTGTCGCGCTGGAGAAAGATGTCGCCGCTGCCGCAGCGATTGAAAGCCGCGCTGAGCGCATGGAGTTTAAGCGTGATGTGCTGTTACCGCGCTGGATGCCAACCGCGCAATCCTGGCTGGAAGGTGACAGTGTGCAACAGAATCCTGTTTTTGCCTGGTGTGTCGTCTGGCTGTTTGATACAGGCCAGTTTGACCAGGCGCTGGACTGGGCGGATGTGGCAATCCAGCGGGGACAGGAAACCCCGGCCGCGTTCGGCAGTACGTTCCCGGTGTTTGTGGCGGATACGGTGTTGTCCTGGGCGGAAGCGGAAGCCGTGCAGGGGCATGATGTGGAGCCGTATTTTGGCCGTACGCTGGAAAACGTGACGCAGCACTGGAATGTGTATGAGGTCATTAAGGCCAAATACCTGAAGTTTGCCGGTCTGCACCTGCTACGCGATGAAAACGGAGAGCCACGCGCAGCGGCAACGGAAGACAGGGAAGTATTGCTCCGGGCGAAGGAATTGCTGGAGCAGGCGAAGGGATTCGACCCTAAATGTGGTGTTGGCACGATGTTGCAGCGTATTGCTGCGCGTCTGCGGGCGCTGAAAAAAGAGTCTACAGGAGTTTGATATGTCGTTTAAGCATGAGTTAGGCCAGGTTGTTGAAGTTTCCATTAGCGGCGAAGAGGGGCATATCAAAGCCCGTGCGGAGTACACCAACAGCTGCAATCAGTATCTGATCCACTATCAGACTGCTGACGGCCGCGCATCTGATGCGTGGTTTGAAGAAGGTGAGATTCAGGCCGCAAAACGCGGCGAGTAAGACTACCGACCCGAAAGCGGGCGCGGTGGAGGGGATCGCATAAGCGTATCGCCCGTGGAAACCGGCCAGCCCGCTTTTTTCCGGAGAAACAGGATGTTCAGCGGAACTTCAATTGATTTTGACGATGCCACTCTGACGAATGATGGCTTCTGGCCTGACCTGAGCGTGAAAGATTTTCAGTCCCAGCGCACCATTCCGGCCGATATTGATGCGGCCACCATCCGCCAGGCGCTGCTGACTGCAGCCGGCGAAATCAATGATGATCTGGTCAGTGTGGCGGCAAGGTATCGCAGCGCTGGTCATGAGCGCGCGGCGCACGTTCCGGGCGTGGAAATTGACGGCGAAAATCTGTTGTGCGCCCGTTATCGCAAAGCGGTATATGCACGTGCCAAAGCTGATTTGATGGGCGAGTTTGCCTCTGTTGGTCGCCGTGAGAGCCATCCGGGGCAGGAAAGTGACGAAACACGCTCCAGCCTGATTGCGGAGTCCACACTGGCAGTACGCCGCATCAAAGGGCTGCAACGCATTACGGTGGCCATGATATGAGCCAGTTAACGGAATTAACCGATTTTCTCATTGCCAACATGCCCAGACGGGCAATGCAGGGATTTGACAGCCAGATGGACGAGATCGCGTTCATCCCGGCACAGCGGGACACCGGGCTGGGGCAGTACCGTATTGCCATCATCCGTTATAACGCCGTGCTGACGTGGGAGCGTTATCCCTACCGCGAGTACGATCCCAAAATCCTGATGGCTTTGTTTATGTCGTGGCTTTGCCAGGATGAGCGCACGCTCTTTGAGGAAACCGGCATTGACGCCGAGCTGCCGGAATTTGATATCGAAACCATCGACCAGGAAACCGCCATCATGGTGGTGACGCTGCCAATGGTGGAGGAACTTAATCTGGTTCCCGATCCCAAAGGCCAGATCCCGTTTGATGGCCAGCGCTGGAAGCTGGCAAACCCCGAAGTCTGGACGGCTGATGAGGTGACGGTGATCCCGGTCAGTGAGGGGCAGGAATGATAAATGGCGAGCTGAACAAGGAACAGTTCCGCCAGCTCCAGGAGGCGCTGAAAAAGCTGGATTTACCTTCTGCGAAACGTCGCCGGCTGTTGTGGCGTATAGCGAAATACGGCGTGGAAGCCGCAGCAAAGCGTAATGTGCGCAATCAGCAGTCGCCGGAGGGTGATAAGTGGCAGGCGCGACAGACCCGGCGTAAAGGCAAAATGTTGCGCAATATGCCGAAACTGATCCGCATCCGGGAAATGCCTGAAACAGAGTCGGTCAGGCTGTATCTGGCCGGTGGTCATTACCGGAATGCGAAGGGAAATCTGCCTGCCGGCGTGGTGGGGTATGTCCAGCAGAACGGCATGAGCGTGACCGTCAACCGTAAGCAGGTGGAAGGCCGTGAGCAGGGAGACAAGCCTGCATCACTGCGACAGGCGAAACGTCTGCGCAAGGCCGGGTATAAAGTCAGGCGCGGTAAGCGCTGGCGTAAGCCCGGTTATAAGGAAATACAGGAAAGGATGACCGCCAGACAGGCAGGTTTGCTTATCCGGATACTGGAGGACAAACCGGTCAAAACGTCCTGGCAGATTGATTTACCTGCCAGGGCGTTTCTGGGGATAGGTCAGGACGATTTTAACAAAGCGCTGGCGCGACAGCTGCAGGCTATCGGGTTCGGCTGGGATGTTAACGCGCAGGATATCAGGGGGAGAGCATGACCTGGCCAATTGTGACCGTAAACCAGGTAAATCAGCTGCTGGGTGAAACCACGGAAGTGGAGCGCACGCTGCTGTTTATCGGCACGGGAACCAAAAATGTAGGTAAGACGCTGGCAGTTAACGCACAGAGTGATTTTGATGCGCTGCTGGGCGAGGGTGACAGCCCGTTAAAAAGTGATGTGCTGGCCGCACTGGCGAACGCCGGCCAGAACTGGTGGGGATTTGTTCATGTGCTGGCCGCAGACAGCGAGCCGGGGGCATGGGTGGATGCCGTTAAGGCCGCACAGGTCTCCTGTTCGGTGGAAGGTGTGGTGCTGTCTGATGATGTGGCCGCGAAAGCGCAGATTAATCAGGCGGCAACGCTGCGATCTGAACTGATTGCTAAATACGGGCGCTGGGTGTGGTTCATTCTGGCGGTTCAGGGGATGCAGCAGGATGAAGCCCAGGCGGATTATCTGGTGCGTCTGTCCACCCTTCAGGAAGGTATCGCGGAAAAAGCGGTACAACTGGTACCCCGTCTCTGGGGGAATGAACCGGGCGTGCTGGCTGGTCGTCTCTGCAACCGTGCTGTCACTATTGCCGACAGTCCGGCGCGGGTGAAAACAGGCGCGTTGCTGAGTCCAGGAAGCGATGAACTGCCGAAAGACGGTACCGGCGAAACGCTGGAACTGGCGACCCTTCAGGCGCTGGAAGCTCAGCGCTACAGCGTGCCGATGTGGTATCCGGACTATGACGGCTTTTACTGGGCTGACGGGCGCACGCTGGACGTTGAGGGCGGTGATTACCAGTCCATCGAGACGCTGCGTATTGTGGATAAGGCAGCACGCCGCGTCCGTCTGCTGGCCATCGGTAAGATTGCCGATCGCTCACTTAACAGTACACCGGGCAGTATTGCCGCACACCAGACGCTGTTTGCCCGTCCGCTGCGGGAAATGTCCACTGCGGCCAGCATTAACGGCGTGTCATTTCCGGGCGAGGTGAAACCTCCACAGGACGGTGACGTGACCATTGTCTGGAAGAACAAAAAGGCGGTGGATATTTACATTGTGGTGCGTACGTATGAAGTACCGCTGCAGATCACCATCAGTCTGTTACTGGATGCAAGTCTGGAGGCCAGCGCATGACCAAACGTATTTCAGGGATGTCCTTTGATATCTATCTGGACGGTGACCTGATCCACATTGAAAAAATTTCGCTGGATATTACCGATAACAGTGCCGCCGCACAGACGCGCGGTGTTCCTGACGGGTATGTGGACGGTGACGTTGCCGCCGAGGGTGAAATTGAAGTCAGCTCCAAAGTGCTGCAGGTTCTGACAGCCAAAGCCCGTTCAGCGGGGTCATGGCGTGGTATTCCCCCGGTTGACTTCCTTTTTTACGCCAAAGCCGGCAGCGAAGAAATGAAGGTGGAAACCTTTGGTAACAAGCTGCAGCTCAACAGCGTTCTGGATGGTGATCCGAAGGGTGGCAGTGTGTCCACGCATAAAATCAAATACTTCGTGACAAGTCCGAAGTTCGTCAACATCAACGGTGTGCCGTATCTGGAAGCGGAAGCCACGGAAAACCTGATTGGATAAGAGGCAGCAGGGATGCAGGAGTACGAAAAGGGGTTCATTGCACTGGCAGTCATGGGGGCGCTGATTGCGCTGGGTAAATTGCTTAACAGTGATGAACCGATCACCCTTCGTCTGGTGGCGGGGCGTGTCATTGTGGGCAGCGGGCTGTCACTGATTGCCGGGGTGGCGCTGTACTTTGTCCCGGATATTCATCCGCTCGCGCTGGCCGGATTTGGCTCCGCGCTGGGTATTCTGGGGCAGAATGCGGTGGAAGCCTGGCTGCGTAAGCGGGGTTTTACAGGGATTTTTGATAAAGGGACAGGGAAATGACTCTGAGCGAAAAACAGCAACTCTTTACCGTTATGGTGGCAAATCTGATTCAGTGGGCTGAAGAACATGGCTACCGACTGACGTTTGGTGAGGCTTACCGTACCCCGGAACAGGCTGCAATGAACGCGAAAAAAGGCAGCGGCATTTCCAATAGTCTGCACACGCAGCGTCTGGCCGTGGACTTCAATCTGTTCATTAATGGCCAGTATCAGACCAACAGCGCGGCGTATCTGCCGCTGGGCGAATACTGGGAATCGCTGGGTGGTTCATGGGGCGGTCGCTTCAAATCCCGCCCTGATGGTAATCATTTCAGCCTGGAACATAACGGGGTGCGCTGATGGATCGCGTCGTGTCAGGCTGGTTATTCACCCTTGCTCTGGCATTTATAGCTGGCTGGAAAACGGCCGGCTGGCAGCGGGACAGTGTTGATCTGACTGTCTCAAAAGCGGTCACCGCGACCGGGGAACAACTGGCTGAAATTGCCGGTTCATCCGGTCGCCGGCTGGAAGACAAACTGGAGGCACTGAAAAATGCGCCACCGCGTGAAATCCGCACGGAAGTGGTTAGGCCGGTATTTACCAATAAGTGTCTGTCTGATGACTTTGTCCGCATGTACAACGACGCCGTCACCAGTACCGAACGTACGTTATCAGGAAAACCTGAAAACTAAATGCGCCACGCAGCTGCCGCGCCTGAGTGGAAAGCAGGGAAAAGACGCGGCGGAATTACTGACACTTTATCTGGAGTTATACGGGCAGTGTGCTGCACGGCATAACGCGCTTGTTGATGAAATTAATTTAAGAGAGAACGTTATTTATGGAAAAAATTAATCTGGTTGTATGCAAAAAAGAAATTATCTTTGAACCGAATCAGACCGCTTATAATAAGTTCATCAACGAAATGGCGATGGATAATAAAGTGGCACCTGCACACAATTATCTTGTACGCATTGTGTCTGCTGAAAGTAAAGAAGCGCTGGAAGACATTCTGAAACGTCCGGGTGCAGCGCTCCAGCTTGCCGGGAAAGTGAATGAGCTTTATGCGCCAGAACTGGAAATTGAAGTAAAAAACTGACAAAACGAGTCCGGGCAATTGAACAGAACGGACTCGAACAGTATTTAATTTTGCGTCGCCATTATTTACCACACGGTCAGGATTCCGTGGATGATATTTCCGCTGCCATCTGGCTGGATAATCGCCACTGGGAAAATATGCGAATAGCGGTTGCTAACGGAATCAGCACCGCATTTAAAGGCACGGAATGAAACAGTTAGATTTTACATTAAGCCTGATTGATAAGCTGACGCGCCCGTTAAAACAGGCGCAGGGCAGCGTCACCGGCTTTGCGGAAAAATCAAAAGCGGCCTTTTCGCAGATTGGCGGCGGCGTGCTGGGGCTGGCCGGTACGGGGATGGCCATAAAAGGCGCGTTATCGCCGGCTATCGAAATGTACGACGCGCTGAATGATGCCGCCGCAAAAGGGATTGATAATCAGGCATTAAAGACCGTACAGCGTGATGCGCTCCGGTTCAGCATGACCTACGGTGCCAGCGCAGTGGAGTTCGTCAAATCCACAGAGAACATTAACGCTTCCATTGCCGGCCTTACCGCCAGCGAGCTGCCGAAAGTGACGAAGGTCGCTAATACGCTGGCATTTGCCCTGAAATCCACATCCGCCGACACAGCAGAGTTTATGGGGCAGATGTACGGTAACTTTTCCGCCGATGCGGCGCGGCTGGGTAAAGTCCAGTTCGCCGAGCAACTGGCGGGAAAAATGGTGTATATGCGCAAGGTCTTCGGTACCGAAATGGGTACCATCAAAGACCTGATGGAAGGGGCGCGAGGTGTCGGGACTAACTACGGCGTCGGGCTGGATGAACAGCTGGCGGTGCTGGGGCAGCTCAACCGTACGCTGGGAACAGAAGCCAGCAGCGCTTACGAAGGCTTCATGACCGGCGCGATGGAGGGCGCTAAAAAGCTGGGGCTGTCCTTCACGGACTCCACCGGCAAAATGCTGTCCATGCCTGAAATGCTGATCAAGCTGCAGGGCAAATACGGCAAAAGCCTGGAAGGGAACCTGAAAGCCCAGGCGGAGCTGGATGCGGCATTTGGTGACAGTTCAGCGGTGATAAAACATCTGTACGGCAATGTGGCGTTACTGCAGCGTAATATCACCGAACTGGGCGGCTCTGACGGGCTGAAGCGTACACAGGAGATGGCCGGGAAGCTGGTCAAGCCGTGGGATCGCTTTGTACAAATCCTTAAAGCCATTCAGACGGTGATCGGACTGACGTTGATCCCGGTTCTGTACCCGGTACTGAACCGCCTGGCCGATATGGGGCAGACGTTCGGACGCTGGATGCAGATGTTTCCCAACATTGCGCGGGTGATTGGTTACGTGCAACTTGCGCTGTTTGGCGTGGCGGCAGCGGGCGCGGTGACAAATATTGTCATGGGCGTCTCAAAATTTATCCTGGTGGGACTGAAGGGACTCTGGAGCGCCCTGACGCTGGTCACGAAGATTTACGCGGCCACTGTCTGGATTGCCTCAAAGGCTGTTGTGGCGTGGAACCTGACGCTGAAATTCCTGCGGGGTACGCTGCTGGCCGTGCGTATGGCGGCGATTATGGCCGGTATTGGCATCAACCTGATGAGCTGGCCGGTTCTGCTGGTTATCGGGGCGATTGCTCTGCTGGCTGCCGGGTGTTATCTGCTGATTAAACACTGGGATGATGTGAAAGCGGCGGTGATGAATACGGCAGCGTTTACCGCCGTGGCTGGTGTGGTGGAATGGCTTGCCGGCGTGTTTTCCGCGGCGTGGCAATGGATCACGGACGGCTGGAACAGCTTTATTGCGCTGCTGACCGGCTTTTCACCGTCACAGGCGCTAAGCGGCATGGCCAGCGGGATTGTCTCCCTGTTTGATAACGTCTGGCAGACCATCAAAGGCGGGTTCCTGAAATCGTGGAACTGGATTGTCGGAAAACTCAATAAAATTCCGGGCGTCGATATTTCACTGGCGAACGAATCTCAACCAGCACTGACAACGAATACCCTTTCTACTGGCGGTGAATTAAAAGGCGTTGATAAAGGCGGTATCAGTAAAACAATTAGCAGTAATTCTAAATCAGTAACGGATAACAGCCGCAGAATTGATACGGTGAATATTTATCCAACTGAAATGATGTCGCCCGGCAAGTTAATGGAATATCAGGAGCTGGGTGTATGAGTGAAGCCCTTTATATTGACCTGCTTATTGAGAATGGTGACTTTTCATTAAATGCCGGTAATGAGCCTGAATTATGCAATAACCGAAAAAGTATCGGGCAGGACATTATTCACGCCATTATTGAGAGCGGATTAGCCACGCAATTAATTGCGGAACGCAGTCCGACACTGAGGGCAGATATTTTTACACAACTGGAATTACTGGTTGAAAACGATGAGCGCATTGTGCCGGGAACGGTGGAAATCAGTGAAGAAAGCCAGAAACGGCTGTGGGTGACCGCGAGCACATACGATTTTGGCACGCTTTCATATCAGGTGGATTTATGACGGAAAAGCCCCAGGTTGATTTTGAAGAAGTGGTGAAAGCCAGCGGGATGCCGGTGACGGAATCTGAGGTTCGCGATCGCTTCAATGCGATCGCGGATGAGGAGGGCATCATCACCAATACGTCCCGCATGTCACCGTTCTGGCGGTTAATCACCGCCATTGTGACCGCACCAGTAATGTGGCTGAAAGACGTTCTGGTGTTCACTGTGCTGGCCAACATGTTTGTGGCCACGGCCAGCGGGAGCATGTTGCGTCTGCTGGCGTGGGCGGTGAACGTCACGGCAAAACCGGCGAGCGCGGCACAGGGTGTGATCCGCTTCTTCAAAGAAGATGCAAGAGCGGTGGTGACGGTGAAAGCCGGGACGGTTATCCAGACAGAGCGCATTAACGGTCGCGTGTATGAGCTGGCCACCAGTGAGGATGTAGTGATCGCTTCCGGTACGACCAGCGCATTACTGCCGGTAAAAGCCACCGGCACCGGGGGCGCATATAACCTTGCGCCGGGATATTACCGCATTCTGCCGGTTGCCGTTGACGGTATCAGCCACGTGGCCAGCGAAGAAAACTGGCTGACCGTACCGGGCGCGGATGAAGAAAGTGATGACGAGCTGCGCGAACGCTGCCGCAATCAGTTCAATCTGGTGGGGAATTACCACACTGACGCCGTTTACCGGTCGATGATTGCCGGCGTTGCAGGGCTGAGTATTGACCGGATTTTCTTTGAACATGAAGCGCCGAGGGGACCCGGTACCGCCAACGCGTATCTGTTGCTGGACAGCGGGGTGGCTTCTTCGCCGTTCGTGGATGCCGTCAATGACTATATCAACACGCAGGGGCATCACGGCCACGGTGATGATATGCAGTGCTATCCCATGCCGGAAACGCTTCATGATCTGTCCGTCACAGTTTATGTCAAAAATCTGGCCAATTTCAGCGATGAGGACAGGAAAACCCTGAAGGACGGGGTGGAGAACATGATCCGCTGTGCCTTTCGTGAGAATGCTGATTATGACGTCAGGAAGACGTGGCCATATTCGCGGTTTTCCTTTTCCCAACTGGGGCGGGAGATCCATAAGGCATTTGCGCAGACGGAATCACTGTCTTTTTCGCTGGTCGACATCACCAGCGAACTGAGTGTTCCACGCCTGAAATCGCTTGCGGTGGTTGTTGAAAATGAGTGAGTTCCTGAAAAAGCTGGCCGGGATGGTGCTTCCTTCCTGGATGAACAAAGGCGAGCCGGCGAAGCTGCTGAAAACGGCGCGGCGGTTCTGGACTGAGGTTTACGGCTGGGTTACGTGGCCAGTGAATCAGTTCGATCCGCTGACGTGTACGCCGGCATTACTGAACCTGCTGGCGTATGACCGCGATATTACCCGCTTTGACGGTGAACCGCTGGCATTGTTCCGTAAGCGCGTGGCGTATGCCTTTGTCAATGCGCGGGATGCCGGTTCCGTTGAGGGGTTTATCAACATCTTTGAACGGCTGGGAATTGGGTACGTTGAGCTGCAGGAACGCCAGCCGGGGATTGACTGGGACGTGATACTGGTTCGCGTGACAGACAGCCAGATTGCGGACAACACGCAGTTGCTGATCCAGATAATTCGCCAGTACGGGCGAACATGTCGCCGTTATCAGTTTGAGGTGATCACGTCTGAAAGCCTGGCTATCCGGGCGGGATGGGATCAGGGGGAATATGTGGCGTATCCGGCAGCGTTAAACAGAACGGAAACAGACAGCGCGACGTTCAGCGCGGGATTATAGGGAGATTTTATGTCACAGACAGCTATCACACTGGCATTTGAACAGTGGAAGGCGCTGCAGGGTGCCACTGGCGAGCCTGTCCTGCTGGACGAATTTGTTTTTGCGAACGTGCCGGGACTGAATCCCGAACAACCCGTTGATCGCAGCGAGACACTGCCACCGGCCGCGCAGATTGTTCACCGGCAGACAGTCAGCCGTAAAGGTGTGGTGAATGAAAATGCCGTGGTGCACTCCGTTGTGCTGGGGGCGGATGTGGGCGATTTTTCGTTTAACTGGATCGGCCTGATTAACAAGGCCAGCGGCACGCTGGCGATGATTGTCTATGCACCATCACAGCAGAAACTGAAAACAAAAGAAGGTCAACAGGGGAACGTGCTGACCCGCTCGTTTCTGATGGAGTACAACGGCGCACAAACGGAAACCGGGATTAATACACCCGCTGAAACATGGCAGATTGATTTTACTGCGCGTATGGCCGGAATGGATGAGCGCCAGCGCCTGGAAAATATGGATATTTATGGCGCGGCGGCGTTTTTTGGTAACGGGTATCTGGTAGCCAAAACCGGAAATCAGTTTTTCGTCACTAAGGGCACGGGTTATGTGGCAGGACTCCGGGCATCACTGGCTGCTAACCAGAATATAACGGTGGCAACGAAGCCAGTGAAAGTCTGGCTGGATGTGTGCTGGACAGGGACGCTGACCAGTGTCTGGAATGTGCAGAGCAAAATCACGGTGACTGCAAATCTTGCTGATTACGTTCAGAACGGGGTTCAGCATTATGTGTTTGCTGTGGCCAGCATTGATGCGGATGGCAACATCACGGATTTACGGCCAAAGGGTAGCCTGGGAGAACAGCAGGCCAGCAGCGATTTTTTACGTAAAGATGCAAATCTTGCAGATGTTAACGACAAGGCAAAAGCCAGGAAAAGCCTGGAACTGGGGGAACTGGCCGTTTTAAGCCGTAGTGATGTTCTTCCGGTTGGTGTGCCGCTGCCCTGGTCAACGGATATTCCACCTGCCGGGTGGGCAATTATGCAGGGACAATCTTTTGATAAGGCGGCATATCCTTTGCTGGCTATTGCTTATCCATCGGGCGTAATTCCTGATGCGCGTGGGCGGACGATCAAAGGGAAACCAGATGGCCGCGCAGTTCTCTCCTATGAAGATGATGGCAATAAATCCCATACCCATACAGCCAGTGCATCCAGTACCGATCTGGGGACGAAATCGACATCCTCATTCGATTACGGTACCAAAACAGCCAGCACTTTTGATTATGGGACTAAAACGACGAATACAACGGGGGCACACGTACATTCTAGGAATTATGGGGGAACTTACGTTGATTCAGGTAATAACACACAAAATCAGGTGCCACGCTGGGGATCCGCGTCTAACTCATCATCAGCCGGAAACCACGCTCACACAGTAGGAATTGGCGCGCACAATCACACCGTAGATATCGGCGCTCATGCTCACACTGTAGCAATAGGCGCACACAGTCACACCATTACCGTCGCAGCGTCGGGTAACACAGAAACGACCGTTAAGAATATTGCATTCAACTACATAGTGAGACTCGCATAATGACTTTTAAAATGAGTGAAACCGATCAAACAGTTACTGTTTATAACCTGCGTTCCGATACGAATGAATTTATTGGTTCGGGTGACGCTTTTATTCCTGCACATACCGGACTGCCAGCTAACTGTACCACGATAAAGCCACCGGCAATAAAAGCGGGATTTGTGGCGATTTTTGATTCAGAGAAGCAAAGATGGATTTCCCGTGAGGATCATCGTGGTGAGGTAGTGTTTGACACGGAAAACGGTAATGAACTGGTAATCACCGAGCCAGGTGCTTACCCGGAAGGGACAACCACGTCAGCCCCGGCTAATGCCTGGCAAAAATGGAATGGAAAGGCGTGGGTGGATGATGCGGAGGCCATGCGAACTGCATTAGTCAGCGAGGCAGATGCAGAAAAGAAAAGACTACTTAAACAGGCCAGTGATGCCATTGCCACATTGCAGGATGCCGTAGATTTAGACATGGCGACCGAAGAAGAAGCACTGCTGCTTACCGCATGGAAAAAATACCGCGTTTTAATGAACCGTATTCAACCGGAAGATGCGCCGGAAATTGTGTGGCCGGAGGTGCCTGGAAATGTGGCGTGAAGCACGTCTGGCCTTCACGGATTCTGTTGCTGCGCTGAATTGTTCTATCGTCCCTGCGCATCCATGGATTTATGGGCTGGGACAGCAGACAGCGAACGGGGCATATCTCAGCCCGGTTAATGCCGTTCGCTATCTTGCTGAACGCCTGGCCGGAACAGGGGGGAATGCGGATGTGGTGATTATGATGGTCACCGGACAGACGCAGGAAAACTTTATGGCCAGCCTGAATAACCTGGTCGGGATTTTCCCCGCACCGGCATTCACGCAGGTCAGACGGCTGGCGCAATCCGCCGCAGCGCTGGCTATTGAAAAGATGCAGATCCCTGCGAAAACTGCCGCTGCGTTACCTGCGTCCATTCCGCTGTCTGTACCAACCAGCAGGGCAGCTTTATCTGCTGCGGCAATCAGCCAGGCACAAAAGGCGGCGGGTGCCGGGTTTGATATCGAAGGGCTGAAAAAACAGCTGGGCGAGTTCACGCAGCTGCGTGACCAGCTTATCAGTGATGTGGCCAGCGGCCTGAATGATTTACAGGGGAAGAGTGCCAGAGCGTGGGTTTTTACTGCCAGCGGAGACACCGGCACCACGTTACTGGAACTGGTGAAGGACATTCCGCAGCAGTCTGCCGTTTACACCGCAGCCATGATGCTGGTTGGCGATAATCTTGATGGAATAAAGGGAATGATTCATGACTTCGATCCCGACACTGGCGCTTAATGGCGAGGCCATCCAGCTGAAAAACATGCGGGTGACTGTTTCACAGCAATTTCAGGATAAAGATCAGTCCGGCCAGACCAGTGCCACAACAAAATCAGAGCAGGGAGCAAAGGGAAAGGAACTGCGGATCAGCGGTGAAATACCTTTTAAACAGCCTGAAATACTGAAGCGTATTTTTGAGCTGGCCAGTGCTACCGATGCCAGTGGTAATCGTCAGAAGTACCGAGTGGCGCATGAAGTTGCCCGTGCTGTTAATTTTCGTGAAGCAACGTTCAGCGGAATGCTGGATGCCCCCCAGCAGGACGGGAAAATGGCCTGGCTGGTGACATTCACACTGGCGGAACATATCAGCGTGCAGGAAAAGCGAGAGGCCAGGGCAACAGGTAAGACGACCGCAAAAAAACAGACTGCCGGTAGTGCGGGACAGAACGGTGGCCAGTCTGCCGGAGAAGATGAAGAAAAACTGACGTGGTTTGAACGCAAAGTGCTGAAGCCTGTCAATGATGCTTTGGGTTAATGATGAAACCAGTAAAACGCCTTTACCTTTCAACGGATGAAGTTCACCTGGTGGATGCCAGCCTGGTACTGGAGCTGAACAGCTGCGGCCGGGGCTTCATCACCGCAGAGACAACAACCGATTACACTGGAAAACTGGTGCGGCTGGATGTGGGGTATACCGATCTGCTTTTGCGCTGGTTTACGGGGTACGTGGAGCGATCGCAGCCCGCAGAAAACGGTTTTCAGCGTCTGTTCGTTCGTGAGCTGACAGGTGTGTTTGAAAGGATGTGGCCGTGTTCATTTCAACATCCGACTTTGCGTGAAATTGCGGGCTGGCTGGAAGAAAACAGCGGGATCACGGTCAGTGTGCCTGATGTACAGTACAGCGATACCCCCATCCCACATTTTACCCATAACGGTACTGGTTATCAGTTGCTGAACAATCTGGGCAGGGCGTTCAGTATCCTGGATTACATCTGGTACCAGTTGCCTGATGGTTCGCTTTACGTCGGCGGCGCAGAAAAGTCATTGTTTGCCGGTCGTCCCGTAGAAATCCCGTCAGAGTTCAGCCAGGGGGCTGCTGGCGGTAACTCTGTGACATTACCAGTGATCCAGACTATGCGGCCAGGGGTGGAGATGAACGGTGAACGCGTGACTAAAGTTCACCTGACTAATGACACGATGGCGATCACATGGACGCCGAGAAACCGCGCAACGGGTAAACCTTTACAGAAAACACCGGCGCAACGACAGATTGAAAGCCATTACCCGGAACTGGCATCCGGGCTTCATTTGCCAAAGATGGCCAGAGTCGTGGCGCATTCAGAGCCAGTAAAAAGCGGTAACTTTGCCGATCCCTTCCGTCCACGTTATGCCGTGGACGTGCAGCTGCTTGACGCAGACGGAAACCCGGACAATCAGACGCCTGTTTATTCAGCGGTGCCGCTGCCGGTACCAATGGCCGGGAATGATTCAGGTATGTTTCAGTTCCCGCCAGAAGGGACGCTGGTTGAGGTCGCATTCACAGGAGGCAGACCGGATAAACCTTTTATCAGGCAGACGCTACCGGATGGCACCAGTCTGCCGGACGTTAAACCCGGTGAGCAATTACAGCAGCAGCGGGAAGAAGTATCCCAGAGAGTGACTCAGGCGGGTGACTGGGTAAGGCAGACCGATCAGACCATCAGCGAAACATCAATGGTGCGAACTGTAAAAGCTGATACAGAACAGCGCGAGCTGGTCAGCCGTGAAACCACGGTGAAAGCCACGGATAAAACCACGGTATTGGGAACCGCCACATTACTGGCCGGAGCCATCCAGCAGGTAAGCGCTGGTGATTATAGCCAGGCGGTGAAAGGTAACAGGCTGTCCAGTATTGAAGGAAACGAAGAAACGGACATAGCAGGACAGCAGTCCACTAAAGTGGGCGGAGCTGTAGCCGTGGAGGTTGGCGAAAGCCTGACAGAGAAGATTGCCGCACTGCGTAAATCGGTGGCCGCTGGCGGTCAGCAGGTCATGGGGGCAACTGTCCATATTGGCAGCGAGAGTATCAACGCTCTGACCATGATGCTGGATACCATTGATTTACTGGCAGAACTGGCAAGGCAGTGCGCCAGTCACTCACACCCCAGCGTCGGCACACCGACCAATGCGGCATCATTCACGCAGACCGCCACGAAAGCCGGAGAAACCCGGAGCAAGTACCAGAACATTATTGCCTGATTACTCAACCAGCCCGCATTATGCGGGCTTTATCGTATCCACCAGACCTCACCAGACGCATTCTGAGCGCCGTAATTATCTGCACCCGTTCATCCCAACCTGATTAACTTCAGTAGCGCAGCAAGGCGCTGATACAGCCTGCCGCGACGAAATAATGGCGGAAGTGACGAAAACGGCGCTACACCGCACCCGCCTGCGGTTTTCGTGTTGAGAATGATTTCAGTTTTTCCGGGGGTACAAAACATACCGCCAGACCGCGCCAGCGCTGGGGCTTTGAGACCAGATCTCAAACTGAAATGTGTGAAACAGATTTCAAAGATTTCAGTTTTTGTGCGATGGAAGGCAGGGCGTAACAGGAGCTAAAGCCCTGAGCCATGCGGGATGAGTTGTGATTACGTGATTTTTTACGTAACGGCCGGCGCCGGCTCTCGTAAGCGTTTAAAAACAGAAAGCCGCAGCTGGCACGGGTTTACGGGGAACTGTACGAACCGGCACAACTGAAATACCTTGCACAGATCCGTCTGCTCCCATCCCTGTGCACACATGCTGCCACCAGTAACCAAATCAGTAACAGAGAGAGAAACAAACTCACCAACAAATCAGGGTGATTTCTGACCACTTCTTATTTTTTCAAAAATTGAGGGGGAGCATCGGAAAACCGTCACAAACATCACAGATTTTAAAAATATCATTTATCTATATGATATGTATAAGTAAATTCATATATTGAAAACCATCACAAAACTATCACAAGAGCATCACAGTGTGACGGCCTTAAAACATCACAGCTCTGTTTTATAACTCGCTGAATTTATTGAGTGTGACGGTTTGTGTTACGTTTTGTGATGGTTTTACCGTCACAAATTTTATTCATGATAATCATGTGGATAGGTGGTGTTTCTTTGATGTGTGATGGTTGTGACGTTTTTCCGATGGGCAACTTAAAAATGCGGGGTGAGACGAAACAAAATTTTAACAGCGCGGTGGGATAACGCCCCTGTTCAGGGGCGCAAATGTTCTACTTTGCAATCTGAAGGTGAGGAGGCTTATGTATGATGCTGCGACTTTCGACATATTTGTACATAACCGGCGCAATGATACCTGCCGCAATAATTGCACAAATCTGCCAAACATAGTTTCCTGTGCTATATAAATAATGTTTAGATACTGTCTGAGTTATCCCATGAACTAAATAAAGGGAGAAACTGCAGGTTCCCAGCATAGTTACAGGCAGGGATGTAAGTAAGCCAAAGTAATCACATCCGCACTTTATTGTGTAGAAAATAACAAACATATAAAGCGGAGTTGTAGTGTTGTAAGCATGTCGAGTGAAATATATAGCTGCGAATAATAATAAAACGCAGATTATATCTGATGGGCGCTTGTTACTCTTGATTGTAGCGACAAGAAATCCGGCAAGGAAATACATTATATAACTCAGGTATTGTTCATTATTTATAAAATACTTGAATAACAAAATACATCCCATTAAAAAAATAACAAATGCTTCTTTATATTTTATGTTTTTCATTATCAGATATAAAAATGGAATTGCAAGGTATAGGCGTAATTCCCAGACTAACGTCCAGAACACACCAGATGTGGCAATCTGGAGCGATACACCATTGATGTTAGCTCCAGGTGGATTGAATATAAATGGTAATGAAGGTATAAACCATTGCGATACTGGAGTATGGTCATCCGGATTCATGATAAATGTTGCAATATATATTATAAATAAAAGAACCACTACAGGTGGGTAAATTCGCATGAATCGTGAAATTGCAAAACTTTTTACATCGAAGGAGTTCGCCAGTGCCTTTTTGAAAAATAAAAAAGCAGACAGCATAAAAAATACACCAACAGATAACTCACCTGTTAGATATATGGCGCGTTTTACATTGCTGAGTGTAATGTACTCAAGAGACCAGTATATATCTGATTCTCCTCCGGCTCTCCAGTAAAGATGGAATACAGCAACCATTGCTGCACAAATTCCACGTAAGCCATCAAGTGAGGCGTATTTATGTTTTGCAGGTGTAATACCCAAAAACTTAGAAGTGACATATATTGTCGCTATAAGTATGCTGAGATAAAATCCGTATTCAAAAATATATTTCAT